TCCGACAAGTCCGAGGACAAGGTCGCCGTCTACACGATGGTCCTTCGCGAGAAGGGCAACATCATCCACTACCAGGAGATCAACGACATCGAGGTCCCCGGCTCCCGCGGAACCGCCAAGGCGGACGTGGCGGGTTGGCAGGCGCTTCGCTGGCAGGCGGTCCCTGGGTCCGACTACGGCCGCTCAATGGTGGCCGAATATGCCGGCGACTTCTACTCGATGGAAGAGGGCTGGCAGGCCGTCATCAAGTTCGCCGCTGAAGCCGCGCGCATCCTCCGCATCGTCGACCCTAACTCGGGGATCGACGTCGAGGAGCTGGCGTCGGCCGAGACCGGCGACAACCTGACCGGCTTCGCGGACAAAATCCAGACGCTCCAGCTCGAGAAGAGCCAGGACTTCAGCACGCTCTGGAATGTGCTCCAGAGCATTGATCGCCGCATCAGCCAGGCGTTCCTGCTCACCGCCAACACCATCCGCGACGCCGAGCGCGTCACCGCGGAGGAAATCCGGGCGGTGGCTCAGGAGTTGGAGGACGCTTTCGGCGGGACCTACACGGTCCTCTCGTCGGAGGCCCAGGCGCCCTACGCGCGCCGCGTCCTGCACATCCTGTCGAAACAGAAGAAGGCGCCCAAGCTCCCCGACAGCGTCACGCCGCAGATCGTCACCGGGTTCGCGGCCCTCGGCCAGAACCATGAGGCAGTCGCGATCATGGAGTGGCTGAAGGAGCTTCTCGAACTCTTCGGCGAGAACTGGCTCATCGCCAACTTCCGCGGCGAAGAGGTCGCTCTTCGCACCGGCACCGCCCGCGGCATCACCGATGTCGCCGGGCTGCTGAAGTCGGAGGACGAGAAGGCTGAAGAGCAGGCGACGAACGCCAACACCGCAATGACCGCTGCCGTCGCCCCGCAGCTCGCGAAGGGCGCGATGGACCTCGCCAAGGACCCCAAGGCGGCAGCACAAATCCAGGAGGCCGTAAATGGCTAAGGCAACAGTTGAAACCATCCCCGCAGACGAGATCGCTGAGATCGTCGCCGCTGCGGACAGCGACGTCGCCAAGAGCGGCCGCTCGGAAACGATCCTCGAGACGAACACCGTCGTCGAGGACCGCACCGAGAAGCCGGTCGTGGACATCGACCGCGAATATCACTCGGAGGACATCGACCTCGGCAACGGGACGATCCTCACGAACATCGGTGAGCCCAAGGACGCTGCGTAATGGCAGACGGCGTGCAAGATAACGCAGCGTCAGAGGCGACCGGCGAGGTCGTCGAGGGCATCACCGGCAGTCAGTCGTTCAGCGCGTCGGTCCCCGAGGTCGACCCGCTCCGCCCCAAGGCGTCGGATACGCCCCGCCCCGACCACATCCCGGAGAAGTTCTGGGACCCGGTGAAGGGCGAGGTCCGTCTCGAAGAGATGGCGAAGTCCTACTCGGAACTCGAGAGCAAGATCGGGCAGCCGAAGGCGGAGGCCGAAGAGGAGACCGCCGAGGAAGCCACAGAGGAAACCACGGAGACGACTGAAGAGTCGACCGAGGAGACCACTGAGGACACCGAGGAGTCGGCCGACGAGGAGACCACGGAAGAGACCCAGGAGACCGAAGAGGAAACCTCGGAGGACGCCGAGCCGGCCCTCAAGTCGGCCGTTGAGGCCGCCCAGAAGGTCTACGCCGAGAAGGGCGAGCTGGACGCCGACGCGCGTCAGCCGCTCATCGACGCCGGCATCACCAACGACCAGATCGACTTCTATATCCAGGGCGTCAAGGCCCAGGAGCAGGCGCTCCGCATGGCTGCCGAGAAGGCCGCCGACGGGACCTATGAAGACGTCGAGGCCGCCATTGCGTGGGCCGCCGAGAACTGGACCGAGAAGCGCATCGTCGCCTTCAACGCCCAGACCGGCGACGTCGAGACCATCGGCCCCGCGGTCGAGAGTCTGATGAAGGACTATCGCGCGGCGAACCCGAGCGAGGGCAGCCTGACCAACGTCAACTCCGGCGTCACTCGCGGTGACGTCTATACGCACGCTGACGAGTTCGCGGCGGACCTCAAGGAAGCCGATGAGCATCCTGATGCGGCCCGCGGCCGCGTCCTGCGCCGTGCGGCCCTCGACAAGCAGCAGCGGTCCCTTAAGGCCCGCTCGATCAAGAGTTAAGCTGATCCCCGGCGACGGTCGGGATCAGGCAGGCCGAGGACAGGCCGGTTTGAAAATAGCCTGACCATTTTCCCGACGACCAAAAGACAATCCGGCAAGCCGGAGGCCCAGGGGTGCGCCCCGGTGACTCTCCGATCCATGCTCCCGGACCTTGAGGAAGCGGACCACCAGAAGTCCACACCTCAACGAAAGTAGAAGCAAGTGTCTAACAGCACTCCGTCGCGGCCCGGCCTTCGCCAGGGCGGCTCGGACAACCTCGAACTCTTCCTGAGCACTCGCGGCCAGGAAGTTCTCAACGCCTACGCGGCCGAGATCAAGCTCGCTCCGACGATCCTGTCTCAGTCGCTCAAGGGCGCGAAGGACGCCAAGTTCATGGCGTTCTGGAACGCGAGCGTCGAATACCACACCCCTGGCGTGGAAATCCTCGGCGGCCAGGTTGCGTCTCAGGACGTCACCGTGGCGCCGGACGACAAGCTCATCAGCTCGGTCTTTGTGGCCGATGTCGATGAGGCTCTGTTCGACCTCGACGTCCGCTCGCCTTACACCGAGGCCATGGGTCGTGCTCTTGCCGAGCACTACGACGCCAACGTTGCCCGCATGATCGTCAAGGCTTCGCGCCAGGGCGCTCTGTTCACCGGTGACTCGGGCGGTTCGGCCCTGACCAACGCTGCCTACGCCACCACGGCGACCACGCTCTTCGATGGCATCAGCCAGGCGAAGGAGACGATGGACGGCAAGAAGGTTCCGGTGAACTCGCACCCGGTTCGCGCGATCCTCCCGACCGCGCAATGGTATCTGCTCGCCCGCAGCGACAAGAACCTGAACCGCGACTTCAACGGCGGCGTCGCGAACATCCAGAAGCACACGCTGACCACCATCGATGACATCGAGGTCATCAAGTCGAACAACCTGAACTCTGTGTTCGGCGCGAACGACTCGGCCAACACGGCGATCCCGTCGGCCTACCGCATTGACATGACCAACACCCGCGGCGCGGTTTACACCCCGTATGCTGCGGCCACGGCTGTCGTGCAGGACCTCGGCTTCCAGATGGTTGACCAGCCCGAGAAGCAGGGTGTCCTGCTCATCGGCCGCCGCATGGTCGGCACTCGTCCGCTCCGCTCCAAGGCCGCGGTCGAACTGAAGATCGCGTAAGGGGGAGACGGCCACATGGCGCAAGTCTCGACCTTCCGCAACGACGATCTTCCGATCATCGCCACCGGCGTCGTCCACGTTCAGAAGGCCATTTCGGTCGTCAATGGTTCCGCCAACAGCGGCGACACCATCGACCTCATGGCCCTTCCGGTGGGCGAGAACCGCCGCCTTGTCAGCGCCGTCGTCCGCACCAGCGGCACGCTTGGCGCCAGCTCCACGGTCCAGCTCCGGGTTGGCGGCACCGCCGTCACCACGGCGACGACCGCCGGCGCGGCCAGCAAGGTGGACTCGGCCTCGGATGCTGACGTCCCGCTGGACGTCAATGGTGGAACGCTGATCGACCTTCTGGTCGGCGGCGCCAACATCACCGCCTCCGCGACGATCACGGTCGACCTGTTCTTCGCCGCCCGCAAGCGGGTTCCGGCGTAATCGACTCCGACTGCCGTGTTCGCCCGGCAGACAGCGGGGGATCGGGCTCTGCGCCTGGTCCCCCGTTTTTTCACCTAAGCGAAAGGCCCGGCCGTGGCGCTTCTTTCCCCCATGACGGACCTTGAAGCCGTCAATCGGATGCTCGGCTCCATCGGCCAGGCGCCCGTAACGACCCTTTCGGTGTCCGGAGTGGGCGACGTGGCGAAGGCCGTGCAGCAACTCCTTGAGACCGCCCGCGACGTGCAGGCGGTGGGCTGGAGCTGGAACACCGACGAGGACTTCCCGCTCACCCCCGACGACGCTGACGGAGCCATCGTGCTCCCACTCGGAACCCTCGACGTCGACGCTGAGGACTCCTCAGTGAACGTCGTGGTCCGCCGGCACCCGGTGCGCGATCAGCTCACCCTTTACGACGCCGACAACCAGACGTTCGACTTCAGCGACACCTATACGGCGGACGATCCGCTCAAGGTGTCGATCATCTGGGGTTATGGCTTCAACGACCTACCGCAGCCGGCACGCTCCTACATTGCGACCGCCGCGGCCCGCCGGTTCCAGGCCCAGATCGTCAACTCCCCGATCCTCGACCGCTTCAACGCCGAGGACGAGGAGCGCGCGTTCATGCTGCTCCAACGATACGAGCGCCGGACCCGCGACACCAACAGTTTCCGGCGCAGCGCCAGCCTCCAACGATGGACGGGGCGCCGCAGCTTCTAAGCCAACATCAAGGAGACCGCCGTGGCGCTCACCACGCGCACCATTCCGGCGCTGCTCAACGGCATCAGCCAGCAGCCGGCGATCCTCCGCTCCCCGGACCAGACCGAGGACGAGCTTAACACCTGGAGCCGGATCGCTGAGGGGCTCGGACGCCGGCCTCCGACGCAAGTCATCGAGAAGCTGACCTCCCTCACCCCCGGCGACACCTACTCCCTCCACCACATCAATCGCGACATCAACGAGCGCTACCTCGTCATCATCAAGTCGGGCGGCATCGAGGTCTACGACGAAGCCACCGGCGAGGCCAAGACGGTCAACGCTCCGGAAGGTTGGGGATACCTTGACACCGCTGGCGATGTCTACCGCGCCACGTCGATTGCCGACTACACCTTCGTCGTCAACACAACCAAGGTCGTGACGGTGCAGGCCGTGGGGGACGACGAGACCGCGGCTCCCGGAACCTACCGGTTCCCCGGTGGGGCGAACCCAACTTACATCACCGGCTCCGCCGGCGGCATCACCGGCGCGATGCGCGCGGGAATGACGTCCCAATATGCTGCCAATCCGACCGCTCCGGGCTCGCTCACCGGCACCGTCAAGTCGATGGACGATCTCCCGGCGACGGTCTGCTCGGGCTGCACC